AACAGAGTGGAAGCCGCTCACCGCACGATATTCGTTGCTGGGTGGCGTCCTGCGATTGGATGGATCTGCGCTGTCGGTTTGGCGTTTCCGTTTGTTGTAAACCCGGCGTTGCAGTGGTGGACCGGAGAGCCGGGGCCGAGCATGCCGACCGATGCCATTTACGGGCTGATTATCCCTATGCTGGGTCTGGGCGGTCTGCGGACCGCTGAGAAAATGGCGGGCAGGACGAGATGAACGACCCGCAACAATACCTGCGTGCCCACGCAATATTATCGAGTCTGGACCCCGAGGACGCATCCTCGCTGCTCGTGCTAATTACAGAGATAACCGAGGGCGCGGCAGATAGAGCGGCGCGAGAGGCGCTCGCCGGGTATCACCACCAATGTTTCATGGATGCGGAGCAGCAACAGAACATACATCGGTTTGGCTATATGTTGGGGGCAATCGGTGAGGGCGACTGTTGCAGGGGGTTGGAGAGGGTGGCAGAGAACCACAGGCGCGTTGCCAGGTGGCGCAAAACAATAGATGGTCTCTCGCTGCATGTTGGCCGAATAGTCCTCGGTGCGGTCGCGGTCGGATTGATAGGCGCGCTGTGGGTGGGATTTAGGGGCCAGCTCGGCAGGTGAGGGGGGAAATATGCACAGACCAGATAATCAAACCAGAGAGCGCGTTATAAAATTGGCGCGCGTCGGAATGCCGCAGGTTGACATTGCTAAACTGCTACGCATTGCACCGCACACGCTCCGCAAACATTATAGAGCCGAGTTAGACGAGAGCATGGCTATGGCCAACGCCGACGTTGCAGGTTGGCTGTATGATAATGCAGCGAGCGGCAACGTGGCAGCGCAGATATTCTGGTGCAAAACGCGGCTGGGATGGAGTGAGAAAAACCGGCTCGAGTTGACTGGTGCAGACGGCGATGCGGTCCGTCTCGACAACACGATACGTATTGAGGTTGTAGAGCCTGCACACGAGGATCTGGGCGAGATCGAGCAGGGCGAGGACGACGATGCATAGCGTCAGGGTCGCGCCGGCGTTCCTCGAACTCTACAAGCCGCACCGCCACAAAGTTTTGTACGGCGGGCGAGGTGGCGCTAAATCTACGCACGTCGCGGACTGGCTGGTGTCTATTGCAGCGCGTAGCCCCGAACGCATTCTGTGTGCGCGAGAGGTGCAGAACAGCATCAAGGATTCGGTCAAACGGTTGATTGATGACCGAATTGCAGCGCAGGGATTGACGCAGCATTTTGTGTCTACTGACAGCGAGATACGTTGCCCCGCGACCGGGAGTGTATTTATATTCTCCGGTCTGCGTATTAACCCCGAGAAAATTAAATCCACCGAGGGCGTGACTAAATGTTGGGTGGAGGAGGCGGAGACAGTATCAGAACGCAGCCTCGAACTACTCATCCCCACCATCCGTAAAAATGGGTCCGAACTCGTATTTACATTCAACCCCGATAGAGTATCCGCGCCCGTTTATCAGAAATATGTGGCAAACACACCGCCGCCCGACTCGTGGGTCAAGAAAGTCGGCTGGCGTGAAAACCCGTGGTTTCCCGATGTGTTGCGCGAGGAAATGCTGCATTGTCGCGAACAGGACTACGACAAATACATGCACATATGGGAGGGCGAGCCCATCAAAATCGCGAGGGGCTCATACTACGCTAAACTACTGCAGCGCGCACAGAACGATGGCCGCATCGACCGCGTGCCGTATGAGCCTGAACTGCCAGTTAATACGGCGTGGGACCTAGGTGTGTCAGACTCTACTGCAATCTGGTTTTTTCAGGTACTGCCGACTGCACGCGGAGTTGCAGAGTATCGTTTTATAGACTACTACGAATCTAGGAACGAGGGATTGCAGCATTATGTGGGAGTTGTTGCATCGAAGGGGTTTCACTACGGTGTACACATTGCACCGCATGACATAAAGGTCAGGGAACTCGGCACCGGTAAAACCCGGCTGGAACAGGCGTACAAGATGGGAATGCCGTTTGCGGTGTGTCCATCCATCCCGCTGCAGGACGGAATTGACGTTGCAAGAGGCGTTGTCAAACGTGCATGGTTCGACCGCGACAAATGCAAAGCAGGGCTCGACTGTTTGTGGGCCTATCAGCGGGAGTTTGACGAGAACAGCCAGTCGTTCAAGGAGCGTCCCCGGCATGACTGGACGAGTCACGGCGCGGACGCGTTTAGATATGCAGCGGTAGGCTATCGCAATCCGCTATCAACACAGCGCAGGGGCCAGATGAGGCCGCAAACTACAATCAACAAACGAGCAGGCAGGTACTAAATGAGTTCTTTATTCACCCCGGCTAAACCCAAAATGCCCGAAATTCCCCGAGACGCGCCCGGCGATTCGTCCGCAGAGGTTACAGCGGCCCGTGAGCGCGAACGGAAACGAGCAGCCCTCGCACAGGGCCGGCAGTCAACCATACTCACGGGCGGCGGCGGCGTGACTGGCGGCATGATCGGCGGTAAAACCAAACTGGGGCAGTAATGAGCGAGCGGTCACTGATAACGCAAATCATCGCGCAACGTGATGACCTAAAAAGCCAGCGTGGAAACTGGGACAACACGCTGCAAGAGGTGGCAGAATACGTGCTGCCCCGCAAAGCGGAGTTCACCCGGACGTGGGCAGACGGCGAACAGCGCAACCGGGAGCTGTATGACAGCACACCGGAGGACGCGGCGCAATTGCTGGCCGCTGCCCTGCATGGCCTGCTCACTAACCCGTCAACGAGCTGGGCTGGATTCCGCAGTGAGCGTGGCGGCGAAGAGGTGTCAGACGGCGCCCGCCAGTGGAAAGATGATGCCATAAACACTTTCTTTGACGTGCTCTCACGCGAGGAGACCTCCTTCACTCCGCAAATACACGAGTTTTATCTGGACCTCGCGGCCTTTTGCACAGGCATCTTCTATAGCGAGGAAAGAGAAGGCGGCATAAGCTGCCGGACGTACAACATTGCAAACGTGATGTTCAGCGAGAACGCAAACGGCATTGTTGATAGCGTTTACCGCACGCAGCAGATGACGGCGCGACAGATTGCGGCCGAGTGGGGCGAGGACAAAGTGCACCGTGCAATCAAGGAATGTTTGCGCGACACGCCAGAAAAGCGCTTTGAGATTGTCCACGCTGTGATACCGCGCAAAGATGCAAAACGCGTTGGTGCGAGAAGCAGCAGGGAAAAGCCCTTCGCATCGTACTGGATTGACGCAGCCAACCAGCATCTGCTCTCGGAGGGCGGCTATGACGAGCAGCCGTACAACGTGGCGCGGTGGTCCAAATCTAGCGGCGAGCTTTTGGGACGTGGCCCCGGCCTGACTGCACTGCCGTTCATCCGCTCGCTGAATGCTATGGCCCTGACGGCAATGATGGCCGCAGAGAAAATGGCCGACCCGCCCTTGATTGCTCCTGACGATGGATTCCTTGGTCCCATCAACTCTGGGTCTGGCGGCATCAGCTACTACCGGACAAGCATCCCCGGGCAGGGTGGCGACATGATCCGTCCGCTCCCCGTTAGTGCAGACCTGCCTGCCATCCAGTCGATGATTGAATGGCGCTCTAATGCAATTCGACGCATCTTCATGAACGAGCAATTACAGTCTTTTGAGAACCCGAACATGACTGCAACGCAAGTGCTCGCCATCCAAGCCGAGAAGATGCGCGTGCTTGGCCCTGTTCTGGGTCGCTTGCAAGTAGAATTCCTTTCTCCGTTCGTAAACCGCGTGTTCAACATCCTCCTGCGGCAGGGGGTGATTCCTCCCCCTCCGCCGGAATTGCAAGGGAAAGACCTTGCGGTTGAGTATATCAACCCCATCAGCAACGTGCAGAAGCAGGAACAGGCGCAATCGTTCAGTCAGGCAGTGAATTACATTTCTCCGCTTGTGCAGACCGACCCTTCCTCTTTGGACAATTTCAACTATGACGCTATCGTGCGTGACAGTCAGGAGATATTCGGATATCCATCTAAATATCTTCGTGCAGAAGAAGACGTTGCACAGTTGCGCGAACAACGCGCACAACAGCAGCAAGCAATGATGGAGGCGCAACTTGCAAAGGAAGCGGTGGATACAGCAGCTAATGCAAAGAGCAAGGGGCTTATGGATGACGGAACAGCAGAAGCGTAACCTCGAACTACATCAAGCGTACAAGCGGCTCTTTGAGACGGACGATGGACACAAAGTGCTTGAAGACATCAAAGAGCGCGCACGACACAAAGGAACAACATTCGACCCTAACCCTACGGTAGCGGCATACAATGAGGGGTGGCGTTCACTCCTGTGCTACATTCTGGACCGTATGAAGGGCGATAAACGCAAAGGAACTGGTGCATAATGAACGTCGAAGGGATCTCCGAACAAAGTGGCCCCGAAGAAGGAAACGCCACGGAACAGACCGCCAATCCCATTTCGGTTGAAGCGTCTGAATCCGAAGGTGGTTCCGAGGGTGGCCCCGAAGCCGAAAAGCCGTGGACTGACATTCTTCCCGAGGAATACCGCGAATCTAGCTGGGCGCAAAAGTACGACAGCTTGGACGAGTTCGCCAAGGGCGTAGACAACATGGCCTCACTGGTGGGCAAGAAATCGGAGGGCATCACCTTGCCGGGCGAGGATGCTACAGAGGAGGACTGGAACGCCTTCTATGAGGGCATAGGACGCCCTGAAAGCCCCGACAAATACTCCCTCAAGGTTACCTCCGAGAACGGGAGGTACCTCCAAGACGGCGACACCGAGGCTATCACCAAGATGCTTCACTCGTCTGGACTGAACAACCAACAGGCGCAGGCTCTCCTCGACCAATACTTCGAGTGGAGCAATAGCAAGGTTGA